CCTATAATACATACGTTACAAATAAGAACTTAGGTTATTTTATGATTAAAGATATCCAAAAATTTAAATTGGATTTAACTAGGTTTTATGAAGTTGTTATACCGGCAAATCATTTGGAGTTTCAAAAAAAGATAGCTTTAAGATTACATCAACTGATTGTTACTCGAAATAGTGATATGCCTAAACATCCAGTTAAAACTGGATGGGCTGTAAATAATTGGGACTGTAGAGCCTATGCAACATTTAAGCGCCCTCCTACAAAACCTATAGGAAAACAACCCCCAGAAGAAGGTGGGCAAGTTCTAAGCGCGAGAAGTGTAACAAGTCAAGTATCAGCAGCTAAACCTTATGGGATAATTTGGATATATAATAATGTACCGTATATAACAGTTCTTGAAAATGGGCATTCTACGCAAGCCTCTTTAGGTATGGTGTCAGGTGCATTAAATGATTTACAAATTTATATAAACCAAAAAGGATTCTTATAATGGGCGTGAGTACAATACATACCGAAATAAGAACTAAATTTATAACAGTTTGGACAGATCAAACGACAATAGCTTTTCCCAATTCAGAATTTAACCCACCCAATTTAGATACAGGGGAATGGTGTAGACTTACCATTGTAGATGGGGAACAACGACAATTAAATATAGGTGCTGCAACAAACACCTTTCGGGATACAGGTCAAATAATAGTACAAGTATTCACTCCGTTAAACACTGGAGAAACAAGAGGGTTAGTTTTAGGTGATACTATAGCAGATGCTTTTAGAAATTATAGCGGTACACAATTACGTTGTAGAGAAGCTAAAGTGAAAGGTATAGGAATAACAGACGATGGTTGGAATCAAACTAATGTGATAATTTCATTTCTTTGGGACAATTTGTATTAAATCACAGAAAAGGAGAGTAAGGAATGATCGAACTTTTGGAAAAGCAGATGATTAATGGTGAAGAAGTAAGCGGTGGGGTTAAAATATCATTAAGTGCTTTAGAAGAGAATGTTTTGGTTGCTCATGGAAAAGCTAAATTTGTGGAAGAAGAAAAACAGCTTACTTTACCTAAAGAAGAAAACACTTTCAAAAATAAAGGGGGTAGAAACTAATGGCCGAAACGACTGGGTATTCTGTTGGGACGGATACGAACAATCTTGTAGCAACATATTGCGTTGAAACTGCTTGGGGAGTTATTAATACTCCTGCTGATGGTAAAATTTGTAGACTTAATTCTGAAGGTTTTGGGAAAACTAAAACTAGGACTCGTCCTAGTGAGATTACTACAGCAGGTCAAGTTTCTGGTGCTGTAACAACTGGCGTTTCTACCAAAGGTGATTTGAAAGTTAGTATTTCTGCTGGTTCTCATTTTGATTTGCTTGCTGCTTCTTTGATGAATGTTGCTGAAACAGCGGCCACTATCACAGCTATTACAATTGCTGCTACTGGAACAGGTTTTACAGATTCAGGAAATGGTTTTGTAACAGCAGGGCTTGTTGCAGGTCAATGGGTTAGGGTTACTGGTTTTGCTGGAGCTACTGTAAATGGATATTATCAGCTTCTTACGGTTGCTGCCGGTACTGTTACAACTCTTCCTGCACCTGGGGCTACTGAAGCAGCAACACCTTCTGTAACTATCGCTGGACAACGTGTAAAAAACAGCAATTCTTTTTATAGCGTGTTTTTTGAAAAGAAACTGGGTACAAGTTTGTATCTTACTTACCCCGGTTCTTTTCCTACGGGTGGCTCAATTAGTGCAAATTCAGGTGGATATTTTGAAGGTTCACTTAGTTTTATTGGGAAAGATGAAGTTAAAGGAACTGCAACAGTTTTTAGCGGTACAGTAACAGCAGCTAACTCAAACAATATTATTGATACTGTAGGTGGTTTTGGTGCAATCTATCGTGGTACTTCTTTGCTTGCAGGTACTATCACAAAGGTTGATGTAAACTGGAGTCAGTCTGCAAGAGAACAAAGAGGTATGGGTTCTTCTGCAACACAAGGCATAGGCAAAGGTCTTATCGAAGCAAAAGGCTCTATTGAAATGTATTTTGCAAACTTTAGTTTATATGATGAAGCTGTAAGCGAAACAGGCTCTATGTTTTCTTTCAGGGGTCTTGATGCTTCAGGCAACGGATATATTATAACGGGTGGTAATGTTAAACTGCTAAATCCCAAGATTGTTGCAGGTGGGCCAGGTCAAGATGTTATGGCGTCATTTGAATTAGAGTTTAATCCTACTTCTACAAGTTCTGTTTTTGGTGGAAGTACAATACAAATTGACAAAGTGTAATTCGTCAAAGTTTGGCGGGTTACGACTTCCTCCCGTAAGTGAGAGATTTGCTCTCTTAGCCGCCTTTTTTGTTTTCAGGCAGGTAAGCACTAGGGGGAAAGGTAGAAAATAGCTTAGAATCAAAACCAAGACATATTTTAGCCCCTCTTCGGAGGGGTATTCTAGCAAAAGTGAGGAAAGTAAAATGAGCAACCCGTATGAAGCGTATGAAACCGATGAACAGATTGTGGAAAGTGGTCTTGTATTGACGTATGACACATGCAAAATTAGAGTTACTTTTGCTGACTCTGAAGTAAACAAGATGTATGACAAGCTTCTGAAAGCTAAATTGAAACCGTATCGCCATCAAATTGACATCGAAACTTTCACAGACGATGCTTATTTCAATGTGCTTAAAGAAGTTTATGCTTCAACAGTAGTAAAAGGCTGGGAATCTAAGAATGAAGCTGGGGAATTTGTAGTAGGTATTCAAGATAAAACTGGAACAATTCTTCCTTATAACAAAGAAAATGTTGTAATTGGTTTCAATGCAATGCCTTTGCGTCAATTCAAAGATATTGTGAAACAAGCTTCTTCTTTTGCTTTGTTTAGAAAAGGTCAAATTGAGGAAGACATAAAAAACTAAAAAACTTCCTCTTGTGGCAATTAACTTGGGGGAGTAAAATAGAGAGTTTGAAACAGATAGCAAGGGATTCTGGGGAAACCCCCGTGGCCCTTGCTAATCGCCCTAGTTTAAATCAATTCACACAACCTTATTTTGCAGCATATCAACTTGTAAGAAGGGGGCGTACTTGGACACAGGCTGGCCCTGCTGACATACCGCCCCCTGTTTTGTATCAATACCTCGATGAACAACATATAACAGATTGGGATGAACGTGCTTTGTTTGTAGATATTATTTATGCGCTTGACGACACGTATTTAGAACATTCCGCTAAAAAGGTGGCACCAAATGGATAACAACTCAACTGAAACTTTTTTACGTGTAGGAATAGACGGCACTGCCTCTCTTGATGGGGCACGTGTCGTCAAGCGTTCTATCAATGATATAGATGCTGCTGTAAATAAATCAGGACAAAATTGGAAACAATATTATAATCAAAATACAAGTGCTTCTGCCCAAGCTACCCAGGCTATGGGTGGGCATATGAAACAAATTGAGAATAGTGCTAAAGGTGCTTTGGTTTCTATCAAAGACCTTGAAGCAATGTTTGTGCGTCTTATATTCAGGACGGCTGCTATTGCTACTATTTACGGGACTATTTCTCTTATAAAAAAAGGTTTTCAAGAAGGTGTAAAAGCTGTTGAGGAATTTCAAACAGCTATTGTCCAAATTGCAGCAGGATTAACACAAATAGGTATAATAGGTGGAAAAACTAATTTAGCCGAAACATATAAACAAAGTAAAGAATATGCGCAAGCCCTTGTATTGAAAATGCAGGAAATAGACCCCTTAACTATGGCAAATAGTAAGGGGCTTATGTCTATGTTGCAGGTAATGACTAATCAAGGAGTTGTACTTGATATAAATAAAAAGAAACAAGTTGAAGCATTCACTGATATTTCAAATGCTATAGCAACAATGACTGCTGGGCAAGATCAACAAATGCAGATGTATCAAGAGACAAGGGCTTTACTTTCAGGTCAAGTAAATATGCACGCCCAAGTTTCTAAAAATTTAGATTTGCAGATTAAACAACAAGGTATTTATAAAGGTGGTTTAAAAGAAGTAGTACAATTAGGAAGAGAAAATAATGATTTGTTGGAAAGATTAGCTCCTTATTTTGCTGGTCTTAGAGAAGCATCTATGGATATAGCACAACTTTGGACTTCTGTAAAAACTTCTTTTGAAACAGCAATGAATGTTGTTTTACGTGCTGGGTTTACGTCTGTCGTTAAGGATATGGTAGAAATAGTAGGAGCATTAAATAAATACCTTAAAGAAAATTCTGAAATAATTGGGAAAAATATAGCAGAAGCTTGGAAAAATGTAATGGTTGTTATTCAGGTTGTACGTGACAATGCAGATGGCCTTATAACAACTATTAAAGTATTAGCGGAAGGTGCAAAATTATTTGTAGGTTATTGGTTATTAACTCAAAGCGCAAGCCTTATTGGAGCCATTGGTGCTTGGATTGCAGCTAAAAATGAAATGCTTATTTTGGTATTAAAAACACAAGCTGCTATTGATGCGGGTATAGCTGTAGACTTCCGTAAAGGGGCTGGATTAAAAGTAGTAGCTGCTGAACAATTAGCGGTAGCAGAAACTAATGTTGCTTTAGCACAATCGGAAGTTGTTTCTATTAATATGAAAATTGCTAATGCTAATGCAACCAGAGCATCTATATTAGTTGATATTGAACAGCAATCAATATTAGTAAAACTTATGGCAATGCAAGCAGAACAGTTAGGGATAGAAGCGTTAGTTGCTGAATCTAAAGTACGTAGTATTGCATTACGTATAGAAGATCAAAAACAAGCTATAATAGCAACAACAGCGTGGAGACAAGAAACAATAGCCAATCTTGAAAGTTTTGGGCTAACAGAATTAGCCCAAGAGCAACAGATATTACTTAAAAAAGAACAACTTGCTTTATCACGTAGTATTACAGCATTGACGCAACAAGAAGCAGCAGCCACCATTGCGGCAGCAGAGGCCCAAAATTTAGCTTCAGTAGCTACAGGTAAACATGCTGCTGCTGATTTATTGTTAACCCAACAAAAAGGACGTTTGTCTGGGGTTAATGCTTTGTTAGCTAAAACTACTTTAGAAGCTACAGCAGCAACGGTTACAGCGACAGGAGCTACAGAAGCACTCACAGCAGCACAAAAACGTAACACTATAGTCACCAAAGAACAAACAGCAGCTTGGTTTACTTTAGGTAATGCCGTTAATGTATTGATGGCAGCTTGGATAGGTTGGGAAATAGGTTCATTTTTAAATAAGTTTGAAATAGTACGTAAAGCCGGTGTTGCTATGGTTTATGGTATTATGGGAGCTTGGCATGAACTAGAAACAGCTTGGGATAGATTCAAAGTTACTATCAATCCTTTTGGAGATGAAGACGAACAACAAGCTAAGTTAGCCAAAATAACGGCTGATTATAATGCTTGGATGATTAATTTTAAAAAGAACTATAAAGAACAAATGAAAGATGTAGAACAAAATCCCGTTGTTAAAGTAGCACAAGCAACAATTACAGCGCCTAAAGGCAATAAAGCTATAGCTGAAGTTGAAACAAGTTTAACAGCAGCAGACAAAGCCTTCAATCGTATGGTTGATGCCTGGGATAAGTGGAATCAAAAAGCAATTCTTTCTGGTAGAATACAAGATGAATTATATGCGGCTATTGATGCTAATAATGCTGAATTAGCTTCTGATCTGGCAGAACTTGCAGAATCTAATGATAAAGACGTTGTTATGATGCGAGAACGTTACACAATGCAAGCTAAACTTATAAATCAGAATCTTACTTTAACAGCAAATCAAAAAGCAGAACGTACTTTGGAACGTGCAGAACATCAAGCAAGCATGGCCGCATATAAATCTGATTTGGAAGAAAGACGTTCAGAATTAAAACTTGATTTAGAAGATCGTATTATAATGAACAAAACTTATTATTCTGAAATGGAAGAAAATATACAGAAGTTATCTGAAATTGAAATACAAAAAGCTCAAGAAATATTTGATGAAAAGAAGGAGCTGGTTGATAAAGGTTATGCTAACGTAGATGTTAGTTATTCTCACATGCTTAGTTTAATAGCTGAACAAACTAAAGCAGAGAGTGAATTAAACTCCGTTTCAAACAATATGTATAAAATGTTGAATGAGAATAGCAGGGAAGCGTTAAGAGTGCGTATGAAAGAAAAGGATATGCTTGTTGAATTGAAAAACATCACCAACAGCATGTATGGAGACTTGGCATCTACTCAAGCTTCAAAGGTAGGTACTTCATCACTTACAGGTGAAATTGTTGATCCATTACAAAACCAGCTTGCTATTATTGAGGATGCTCATAACAGAAAACTTAATATGCTCAAAGATGAACAAGACGCAATTATAAGAAAAGCTGAAACCGAAGTTTTAAGTGTAACTCAAATATCAGAACTGAAAGAACAGGTACGTGCAAAACAAATCGAAATGGACAATGCTGATTCTCAACGTTCACAAGATATAGTTTTTGCACATATGGAATCAGCAACAGCAATGTACTCAACTATTCTTGCACAAGCATCAAAAACTTTTCCAAAAATCACAGCTTTAGAAAGTGCTGGTTATTTGGTGAATAAACAGTATGCTGAAGGTGTAGCACTTGCAGAAGGAAGCATGTTTGCTAAATTTGTAAGTCATTTTAAAGGTAAACTTCAAATGCAAGCCGATTACTTTGCTGTTGGTAGTGAACTGTTACTAAATTTTTCTGAGATGGAAGATGAATCAAGCCGTAAGGGTTTTGAATCATCGAAAGCTTTAAATTTAGCTGCTGCAACAATGAGTACAGCCGCCGCCGTTATGAATCAAATGGCTGGTGGTGATCCGTACACAGCATGGGCTAGAGCTAGTGCTGCTGCAATAATGGGTGCAGCACAAATTGCAAGTATTGCTAATACTTCTTTTGGTGGTGGGTCTGGTTCTGTTTCTGCACCTTCTGGTTCTTTTGCTGGTGGCGGTGCTTCTGGTGATAGTGGTACAGGCAATATTGGAATTAATACACTTGGGCCTTTGTTATCAGTAAAAGATGGCCAAACAGGTAAACAATTAGATTTAATTTCAGAACGTATAGGTAATGCTGCTTTAGCGATGGGACGTTCTGCTGATAGCTTGTTTAATATAGCTGAAGCGTTAAAACCTGATTCGGGTTTGGTTAAATCTGCCCCAGGTAAGTATACAGGTTTACAACAAATCACTAGTGGTATTGGTGGAATACTGAGTGGATTCGGTAGAGAGATAAGAACAACAGGTTCAGGTATTACAGTAGGTATGGATAGAGGGAATGTAACAGGCAACACATATGTATCTAAAGACAACGGTAACTGGTGGACAGGTTCTAATGCATGGTTAGAATTTGGTAAATTACCGGCCTTGTTTAAATCTGAATTGCAAGGCGCTCTTACTTCGATGAATGCGGGTTTGCGTAGGGGTTCTGTTTCTTTGGGGGCTAGTGGTGCTGATTTTGATTATGCTCTTAGCAACACAACAGTAAAAGATATGGGTATTGCTACTGCTGGTAGAAGTGACGATGCTATTTCTAAAGATATTATTGCCGCTTTTACTAAGATCGGTAACACGCTTATTGAAAAGGTGTTTCCTAACATCATGGAATTTGCTACTTCTGCAAGTGAAACTGCAACTGATGTTTGGACACGTTTATCAACAGCAATAATGGATGTAAACTTTGAATTAAGTAAAGTTGGTAAAACTTTACTTTCATCTAGTTTAGCTAATGGCGATTTAGCATTCAGACTTCAAGAATTAATGGGGGGCGCTGAAGAATTTTCAAAAAGCATAGATACTTATTTCAATAGTATATTTACAGATACAGAACAAAAAGCGGCAACAGCAGCACAAGCAACTCAACAAGTTAAGATTGCTTTTATTGAAATGGGTTTAGCTGTGCCTACAACAAGAGAGCAATTTAAAGGTTTAGTTAATTCAATGAATTTAACATCTACTTATGGAGCTTCTACATTTGCAGCTTTAATGGGTATATCTGAAGCATTTGGCATAATGATAGATGCTTCAGATGAAGTGAAAAAAGCGATTGTTGAGTTTGCAAACGATTTAACTGTGCGTACTTTAAAGTTGGATGGTTTAACTAAAGCTGCTGAATTGTTTTCATTGCGGATAGCCCAAGAAATAGAATACAAGGATGCTCTTGAAGCTGGTATGGATGTAGCTGCATTAGCAATAGTACAAAACAGAGAATGGGCTGCTGCAATAGCTGATACAACGGGGATAATTACAGATTCAATCACTCTCCTTATTAATGCTGCAAAAGATTCAGCTTTAGCTATGATCGATGCACAAACAGCAATATTAAACACGATGAAAAATATTAAAACCGGGCCTCTTGCTCAACTTTCACCAGAAGCAGCATACCAACAAGCCCAAGCATCATTTGCTGCTATTATGAATAAAACGGATATAGATTCACTTAAAGCTTTACCTCAAACCGCTACAAGCTTGTTGGAAGCTTCAAAAGCATATAATGCAAGTAGTGTCGGGTATCAGAATGATTTGAATATGGTTCTGGGTGTGTTAGGTAATGCTGCTGGAATTAACGGTGATTCACCAGTAACACAACTAGACCAACAACTTATTTTGCTTGAAAGTATAAAGCAAGCAATAGTTAAAGGTGATTCTGAAAATCTTAGTGCTATTTTAAGCGGTAACGAAGTTGTACCGGCTACAGTAAACGAACAACTTGCTTCATTACTTGGCCCTAATTCAACATTAGCAAGTTTGATTGGTGCTTGGAATGAAGCAACAGCCGCAAAATTGTTAGCTGAAAAGAAAGAAGTAGCAACAGAAGTATATAACAGAGATTTAAGTAAATTCAATACAGCAATGAGTGGAATCAACGATCAATTTACAAGCGGTACAACATCTGCATCTACTTATTTGGAACAACAAAATGCAGCATTAGGTACACTAGGCACATCACATGCTGCTGCGACAGCATTGGGGGCCACTGTAGGGGCATTACCTACAGTGGGCACAATAGACCCTTCTCTTTTAGCAGCAAGGCAAGCCACAGAACAGGCAACACAATCTTTAAGTAACATAGATGCAGCTAAGATTGTACTGGATATGGCTATTGGTTTAACTACAGCAAAAATAATGTGGGATTTGAATAAAGACGGCATTGTAACTATTGCGGATGCTTTGTTAGTTATGCAAGGTAAACGTCCGTTAGGTTCAGTGTTAAGCCCAACCGTACCAACATCAGGTTATAATCCAGATGGTTCCAAAACTATGGTATTTCCTGCTTTTGCTAACGGTGGCTTTCATAGTGGAGGCTTGCGTATAGTTGGGGAACGTGGGCCGGAAATAGAAAACACAGGGGCGGCACGTTATTGGACTTCTGAACAAACGCAAAAGTTTTTGAGTGGGTCTGCTGACAACAAAAGGATTGAAGAACTATTGGAACAACAAAACAATTCTATTACTGCCCAAAATAAACTTTTACAGACACAATTATTGATTACACAAGAACAATTGAAAGAACAACGGCAATCTACTAAATCACAACAAAGCATTGAACAAAAAACAAAATTGGTGGCATAACTATGACTGAGCGAATATATTTAATGATTTTGTCAGGAGTTAACCCAAACACTCTTACAACAGGTTATCACTATTTTAGCACTAAAGGGTTTACTTCAGCACCTACAGATACACCAGCAAGTAAATATTTTGTTCCAAGAATAACTAATCCCGGCATGTATCAGCAATCTATGTTCTCCCCCGGCCAAACCGGGGGAGATTCATCTAGTAATCAAGGATTTTGTGAATTAACAAATGTAGATGGAATTTTAGACAACCTTATTGATTGGGGTTTTGATGGCGGAGTTTATCAGATATTAGAAGGCCCGGAAGATGGGGACTTAACTGATTTCGTCACAGTTAACTACGGTACAATAAAACAAGTAGAATCTTCTTGGGATACAATAACAATCCGATACAGGGATAATGGAGAATTTTTAGATAAACCTGTAATTTTGAATTATTATTTGGGGGATAATGTATTACCTGCTGGATTAGAAGGCGCGTCTGAATTAAAAGATAAACCTAAACCTAGATTATTTGGGTCAAGAAGAAATATAACACCTATTTGTGTAAATACATCTAAACTAATTTATCAGTATAATGATGGAGCATCGTCAAGTGTTGGGGCTGTTCGTGATAACGGCGTGGCTTTAACAGTAGGTGTAAATCATGCTGACTCTACAGCTATGCTTGCTGCAACAGTTGCAGCAGGATATTATGACACTTGCCTTACTGAAGGTTTCATCCGTCTGGGTAGTTCTCCTACAGGACTTATTACAATGGATGCTGTTAGCTCTACAATTTCAATAGGTCAACAATATAAAGCTTTAGTTGAAGAAAAATT